AGGGTTACATCTGTAAGTGCTGATGGTCTGACATTAACTGTAGCTGCCATTGGTACTAATCTTAGTGGAATTTATCATGGAGCTCTTACTAGTGGTGCAAAGGGTGTCCAGTTACGAGTAGGTAGAGCTTCCTTTAAAGATAATGAAGGTGAATTGTTTGAAAGATTATCAAATCCTAATGTTGCGTCTATTGACTTTTCATCATCAGTTCTTCCAGTTAGTGCACAAATCACTGCCCAAGGTGTAAGTGGTGCTGGTCTTCTTGATATCTCTATCAATGATGTAAATGGTGGTGATAATGTAGCAATTAGTACTGCATTTTTTGATGCATATAATACACATAGATATTCAGTTCATTATGGAAATCAAACTGCTGGTAATAGTATTGGAACTGTAACCAGTGATAATTTTGATTTGCAGGAGGGAGGAGCAGAAGTTAAAATTCATGGTTTAACTGCTTCGGATACAAATGCCGTTATTTCAATAACTGCAAGAAAACAAGGTATTAGGAGTAAAATAAAAAATTATGTTAAGAGTCAGTTTGTAAATGTGGTTTTATCTAATCTTCCCGAATCAGGAAGTACTGAAGGTGACACTTTAAATGATAAATTAGCATTTAATAATGTTGCTTATGGTTTGAGAGTTCAAGATGAACATATTTCTTTAAATGTTCCTGATGTTGTACAAGTTATAGCAGTTTATGAATCCATAGATGGAGAACAACCTACTTTAGATACTATTACTTTTTCTGCAACAGCAAGTGTTGGTACAAATGCTCTTCTTGGTGAAAATGTAGTAGGATCTCTATCTAAAGCTATAGCAAGAGTAGTTACTAATCAGGGATCTAATCCTTCTACAGGAAATGCTAATAAACTAGGTATTGTTTATTTAAATGAGAATAGGTTTGTTGAAAATGAATTAGTTACATTTGAGGAATCAAATATTAAAACTTTCATAGAAGGAATTAATATTTCAAATACTGAAGGAAGATATAGTAATATCTCACAGTCATATACTTTAGATCAAGGTCAAAGAGATCAGTATTATGATTATTCTAGAATAATTAGAAAATCTAATGCGTCAATTCCAACAAAAAGATTATTGATCATTTATGATAGGTATGATGTACCATCTGGTGATACAGGAGATATATTTAGTGTTAATAGTTATGATAGTAAAAATTATACTAATAATATTCCATTAATTGGAAAAACTCAAGTAAGAGCAACTGATGTATTGGACTTTAGACCAAGACCTACTCCATATACATCCACTACTGCATCTCCATTTGATTTTCCAGCAAGAACATCTGCATTTACTACACAACCACAATTCTTAGTGGCACCTAATGAAAGTACTCTACTTGGATATGAATATTATCTTGGAAGAATTGATAAAATTTATTTAAGTCCAACTGGAGTTTTGGAAGTATTATTAGGAGAAGCTTCATCAGATCCTCAACCTCCAATAGCAATTAATGATTCTATGGAGTTAGCTACGATTCTTCTTCCTCCATATCTTTATAATCCTGATGATACTCTAATTCAATTGACTGAAAATAGAAGATATACTATGAGAGATATTGGTGTTCTTGAAGATAGACTTGATGAACTTGAAACTGTCACAACTTTATCATTACTTGAGGTTGCTACAGAATCATTAACGATTCAAGATGCTCAAGGAAATGATAGATTTAAGAGTGGTTTCTTTGTAGATAATTTCAAAGATACTAATCTAATTAATCAAGATTTCTCACAAATTGAAGTTGATATTTCTAAGGGAGAAATTAAACCAATAGTTGTTAAAAATAGTCTTCAAAATCAATTGATGCCAGCATCAAATATAATTGAATCTGAATTAGATTTTGGTACTGATTTTGATTTGTTAGACAGTCAAAATGTTCAGAAAACAGGAAATGCAGTTACATTAAAATATGAAGAGGTTGATTATTTAGAGCAAGCTTTAGCTACTAGGGTTGAGAATGTTAACCCATTCCATGTTATCTCATTTACAGGAGCTGTTACTTTAACACCAAGTGTAGATTCTTGGGTAAGAACAGTTTATCTGCCAGAAGATATTACTAATATAACAGAAGAGAGACATGTAACAAAAACAAGGAAAAGAGGTTTTTTTGGTAGTGTTGCTTCATTGTTTGGATTTGGTAGAAGGAATAGTAGTGGTAGTTATACTGAATTTGTCACAGTTAGTGATGATGTAATTATGTCTTCTGGCGATGAACAATGGATGAGATCTAGAAATACTGAATTTGATGTAAATGGAGTAAGACCTTTCAAAAGACATTATCAATTCTTAGATGGAAATTCTGATGTTGATTTTATACCAAAATTAATTGAAATAACACCAGAACAAAATGGTCAGACATATGGATCTACAGGAACTTTTAAAGTTGGTGAAACTGTAAAAGGAATTCGTATGAATTCTGATTTGAATTCAACTGAAACTTTAATTGAGTTTAGAGTTGCAAAATCCAACCATCAATCAGGACCATTTAATGATCCAACTAAAACTTATAGACTTAATCCATATACACAAACTGATTTCGTACCTTCCGAATATACAACTTCATCTAAAGTTTTGAATGTTGATATTGTATCGTTGGCTAGAGAAGCACAAGGATTATATAGTGGATATGTAACCGTCGGATTACAATTAGTTGGTCAAGAGAGTGGGGCAATAGCATATGTAAAGGATTTGAAATTAGTTGCAAATGAATATGGTAAAATACAAGGTAGTTTCTTTCTAAAAGATCCAAATACAGATCCAGCACCTACAGTTAGAATTCCTACAGGAAGAAAAACCTATAGAATAACAAGTAGTAGCACTAATGAAATACCTGAGAGAGGTTCTGAATTAGCATCTGCTGCAGATGCAGAATATGATTCTACTGGAACTTTAGTAACAAGGCAAATATTTACTACTAATACTACTATAAACACGACTGTTAGGACACGATGGAGAAGATGTTTCTTTGATCCATTAGCACAATCATTCTCAGTTGGTGGAATTAGAGATCAAGCACCTAATACTGAAGGTCCAGGAAATGATGAACATGGAGTTTTCATAACATCAGTAGATCTTTTCTTTGCAAGAAAAGATCCTGGCAATCAACCAATTACGGTTGAAATAAGAACAATGGAATTGGGTACTCCAACTATGAATGTTATTGGTAAACCAGTAACATTAGTACCAGAAGATATTACTGTCAATCCTACGGCAGAAGTTGCTACTAATGTTAAATTCCATGAACCAATTTATTTGGAAGCAGGTGAAGAATATGCATTAGTTCTTCTTGCACCAACAAGTGATCAGTATGAGATGTGGATTGCTAGAATGGGAGAATCAACTGTAAATACACAGTCTCTTCCTGATGCATCAGCTGTAATTTATACACAACAATGGGCTCTAGGTAGTTTATTCCTATCCCAAAACGGTTCTATATGGACTGCAAACCAGAGAGAAGATTTAAAGTTTAAATTATACAGATCTAAATTTAGTTCTAATACTGGAAGTGTTTTCTTTACTAATCCCACATTAAATAAAAGTAATGGTTATGTTTCTGAATTACAACAAAATCCTATTATAACTTTACCAAAAACAGGTTATGTTGGAATAACTACCATAGGATCTGGAGGAGTTGGAATTAGTACACTTACAGCTGGAAGAACAATAATTGGTGCTACAAATGATGGTGTATCTGCAGTGATTGTAGGTACAGGTGCTTCTGCATACGCTGTTACAAAAACAACTTCTGGATTAAATTATAAGGCTTCTTCTGCAGTAGAAACTTATAATATTACTGGACAAGGTGAAGGATTAAAACTTGATATTACTGTTACTGGTGCTGATAGTGCTATTAATACGATTGCTATTAATGGTGGTGGTGGAGAAGGTTATAAGACTGGTGATGTTGTTGGTATTGCAACAACTAGTGCAGGAAATCAAGGAAGAGGTGCTGAAATTACTATTAGTAACATTAATAATAATGTTAATAGATTATATCTTTCAAATATACAAGGACAAAATGTATCAGGATCTTTCCCTGGTGGTGGAACTATAAGGTATTCAAACCCAACTGAAGGTATAAAAACCATTTTAGCTGGAGGGCCTGTTTATGATGCTGATGGTCTTCAATTGAATGGATCTCCATATGATGGAAAACATTTCATTGTTAATCAGTTTGACCATTCAATGCATTCTTCTAACAATAAAGTTGAATTAAGTGATATTAAATCTAATACATTACCGTCGTTATTATCAGCAGATATAAGTTCGGATGAAATTGCATCTATTAGTGTTGCTTCTACTTCTGAATTTGTTACATTTGAAGGAATTCCTGTAGGAGTTGGAAGTACTGGTTATGTTAAAGTAGATGAGGAAATTATTGGATACAAATCAATGACTCCTAATGGATCTGGTGGAGGAACATTAGATGATATTACTAGAGCTGTTGATGGTACACAACAATTACCACATTTTACTCCTGCATCAGTTTTCAAATATGAATTAAATGGAGTATCTCTTAGAAGAATTAATACTCAGCTTCAACTTGCAGATCTTCCTATAGATCTTGATTCTTATTATGTTGGATATGCTGTAACTATGGGTAAAAATAGAACTACTGATGGATCTGGTATATCAGAATTATCATTTAATGAAGCAGGATTTGCTGGAGGTTCCTTAGCAAAAGCAACCAGAAATATTCAATATGATAGTATAGTTCCTAATTTCAATGTAATTACTCCATCTACAGTTACTAGAGCTTCAGCAACTGTGAGAACTGTTACTGGAACTAGTGTTGGTGGAAATGAAGTTTCATTCCAAGATAAAGGTTATGTACCTGTACAATTAAATGCAATAAATAAATTCACCTCACCTAGATTGATATGTTCTAAAGTAAATGCAGATACATACTTAACTTCACTTGAAAGAAATAAAGGATTTGTTACTTCATTACTATTATCAACTAGTAATGAATATGTATCTCCTGTTGTTGATATCAACAACACATTTAGTGAATTTGGATCTAATAGAATGAATAATCCAGTTACAGATTATTCTAATTCTGCTGATACAAGAACTTGGAGATATGATAAACATAGAGCAAGATATGTTTCTCAACAAGTTAATTTGGATAAACCTGCTGATGGATTAAAAGTTCTTGTATCAGCTTACAGGGATGACACTGCAGATTTCAGAGTTCTTTATTCCTTAGTAAGACCAGGTGATGGTGTTGAACAAGAGTTTGAATTCTTCCCAGGTTATGATAACCTAAATGATACTACTGGTGATGGATTTGGAAATGAAGTAAAAGATATTTCTAAAAATAGTGGATTACCTGATTCACAAGTTCCTGCAAGTTTAGATGGTCAATTTAGAGATTATCAATTTACTGCTAATAATTTAGGTGATTTTGTAGGTTATACTATTAAGATAGTAATGTCTGGTACTAATCAAGCAAAACCAGTGAAAATTAAAGATGTACGAACAATTGCTCTAAAATGATAAGGGTTGACGGTTATTCAAATTTATATCGTGATGAAAAGTCTGGTGCTATTGTGAATACTAATGATTCAGACTACAATAAAAGATTAACATCAATAAAACGGAATAAGATTAGAAAGAGTGAATTAGATCAAATGAGATCTGATATTGATGAATTGAAAGATTTGATGAAAGCACTGTTAGAAAAGACTACTAATTAAAACAAACATAAATAGGAATATAGAGATTCTGTGAGAATGAATACATGGCTGCCATATATGTCAGTAACCTGGTAATTAATACGGGAAGTACATTTTCTCAAACTTTTACTTTGGAATCCAGTATGGATGATTCCGCATTCAACTTAACTGGATATACCCCCACTGCTCAAATAAGAAAATGGGCTGGAAGTGCAACAGCAACAGATTTTACTTGTCAAGTTCCAGCACCTGCCACTCAAGGAAAAATTTTAATAAGTTTAACAGCTACTCAAACTGCTGCATTAAACCCTGGTAGGCATGTTTATGATATTAGAGTTACTACTGCTGGTGGTAATGTTGAGACTGTTGTTGAAGGATCAGTTCTTATAAGGGAAGGGGTAACTCGATAATGCCAGATATTAAAGTTAGAGTTGGTCAAACAAACGCAGTAAAAGTAGTTGCAAGTGCCTTTGGTGGATCACTTACTGCTGAAAATGCACAAAATGCTGTAAATGTTCTTGGTGGTATTGCATCAGTAACTCAGTTATATAATTCAGGTATTACTACTTTTCTTAGCAATCTTTATGTTGCTGGAATTACAACTCTCGCTGCTAGTGGTGGAATTACAACTACTGGGGGCGATTTTTATGTTGGTGGAGATTTATATATTAATGATGATGTAGTACTTGATGAAGTTACTGCAAGAAATGTTAATGTTTCTGGAACAACTACTACTACAAATTTACTTGTTACTGGTATAGCTACCATAGGTGGAGCTACTGTTACTGCTGGTGCATTTGAAAATCTAAAAGTAACTGGTATTTCTACTTTAAGTGGTCCAGTTGGATTGGGATCAAACTTAAATGTTGCTGGTGTTACTACATTCACTGGTTCTAATGTATATTTCCCTGGTACATCATATAGTATTCAATGGGATAAAGCAACAAGTAAGTTTAAGTTTGATGATAGTGCCCAATTAGTATTTGGTAGTGCATCAGGCGGTGATATGAAACTATTCCACCAAAGTGGAAATAGTACTATAAGAAATGAAACAGGACAATTTAGAATTGCTGGTAATGATATAAGATTACAAACCCAGAATCATAGTGAGGATTATCTTTTAGCTGTTGATGGTGGGTCTGTATCCATATTCCATAATGATATAAAACGCCTGGAAACTACTGGACTTGGTGTTACTGTATTCGGAACCACTCAAACACAAACATTAAATGTATCTGGTGTTTCAACATTCACTGGTGCAATAGATGCCAATGGTCAGATTATTGCTGCAGAAACCAGTAACCAAATACCTTTTGTCTATACTAACTATAGTAATTTACCTGTAGACCCAGATAATGGTTTATTTGCACAAGTAACTGAGCGTGGAAAGGCATTTTATTCTCATAACAGTAATTGGTATGAGTTGGTTAATAAGCAGGTAAATGGAACTATTGGAGTTGGAACTGAAAGATATAATATTGGTCCAACAAATGTAACAACTTTAAATGTTTCTGGTATTGCTACATTTGCAAGTGATGTTTCTATTGGAGGAACATTAACTTATGAAGATGTAACTAATGTCGATTCTATAGGACTTATAACTGCCAGAAGCGGTGTAAGAATAACTAGTGGGGGTTTAGTTGTAAATGCTGGTGTCTCCACATTTACAGGTATTGTTACCACAACAAGTGATCTTTATGTTGGTGGAGATCTATATATTTCTGATGACATAACATTTGATGAATTTACTGCTGTAAATGGAAACATTACAGGAATTTTAACTGCTGCTACTGCTAATGTTACTGGTACATTAACTGCAGGACTTATAGATGGAGGCTCATTCTAATGGCAAAACCAAGTACTAAACAAGGATTAATAGATTACTGTAAGAGACAACTTGGTGCTCCAGTATTAGAAATTAATGTTGCTGATGATCAAATAGATGATTTAGTTGATGATGCAATTCAAGTATTTAATGAGCGTCATTATGATGGTGTTGAAAGAATGTATCTTAAACATAAATTAACTCAGGCAGATATTGATAGGGGAAAAGCAACTGGAACAGGTGGTACAGGAATTGTGAATACTTCTGCAGAATCAACACCTGTTAGTGGTATTGGTACAATTACTTCAGAATGGTATGAGACATCCAATTTTCTTCAGGTTCCAGATTCTGTAATTGGTGTTGAAAAAATATTTAAATTTGATAGTAGTACAATATCATCTGGGATGTTTAGTATTAAGTATCAGTTATTTTTGAATGATTTGTATCAATTCAATTCAATTGAATTACTTCAATATTCGATGACAAAGACTTATCTAGAAGATATTGATTTTCTTCTTACTACAGATAAACAAATAAGATTTAATAAGAGGCAAGATAGATTATATTTGGATATTGATTGGGGTTCTGAAACTGTAGGTAATTGGTTAGTTCTTGATTGTTATAGGGCATTAGATCCTGCAACATTTACTCAAGTATATAATGATATTTTTGTTAAAAGATATCTAACCGCATTAATCAAAAGACAATGGGGTCAAAATTTAATTAAGTTTAGAGGTGTTAAACTTCCTGGTGGAATTGAACTTAATGGTAGAGAAATTTTTGAAGATGGTCAACGTGAAATTGATTATCTTCGTGAAAGAATGATGATTGAATATGAAGTACCTCCTTTGGATATGGTAGGTTAATAATTATGGCATTAAATCCCTTTTTCTTACAAGGTTCACCAAATGAGCAAAGATTGATTCAAGATTTACTCAATGAGCAATTAACAATTTATGGTGTAGAAGTAACTTATATACCTAGAAAAATTATCAATAAAGATAGTATTTTTACAGAAGTAGAAGCTTCTAAATTTGATGATAATTTTTCTATAGAAGCATATGTTAATACATATGAGGGATATGATGGTGCTGGAGATATAATGACTAAATTTGGTGTTAGTTTAAAGGATGAATTAACATTAACGATATCAAAAGAAAGATTTGAAGATTTTATTGCTTCTTATATGATATCAATGCCAGATGGTGAAATTGAAGTTGGTACTAGACCACAAGAAGGTGATTTAGTATATTTTCCTTTGGGTCAAAGATTATTCGAAATAAAATTTGTAGAACATGAAAAACCTTTTTATCAATTAGGTAAAAATTATGTTTATCAGTTACAATGTGAATTATTTGAATATGAGGATGAAATTCTTGATACTAGTATTGCTGAGATAGATGAAACTTTGGAAGATGTTGGATTTATTACAAATTTAACTTTATATTCTGCTGGAGTAACTGCAACTGGAACTGCTACTACTACTAGTGGTTATATAAGAAATATTTTCCTTAATCAAGATGGTTATGATTATACAGTTGCACCAAATGTTGCAATAACAACATCCCCAACAGGAAATTCCCAAGATAATGCAACGGCTGTTGCAATAACAACATCTGTTAATAATGTTTACTCTGTTAAGGAAATATTAATAACAAATGCTGGTGTAGGATATACTACAATACCGACTGTTACTATTGTAAGTGCAGCAACAACTGCTGTTAATGGAGTCACAACTTATCATGGAGTTGGAGCTGCAGCAACTGCAACTTTAGTAACTGATTCTGTTGGTATTAATACCATTTCAATTACTAATTCTGGTACTTCTTATACAGATGCTCCAATTATAACAATAGCTGGTGCTACTGGTGTAGGAACTGCCAGTGCTAGAGCAATAGTTAGTTCTGCTGGTACAATTACTGATGCATATATTATCAATGCTGGTATTGGTTATACGGCAACAGCATCTCTTACTTTTGCTGCACCTGGTTCTGCTGGAGTTGGTACATATCAATTCAATGAAATTGTAGTTGGAGCAAGTTCTAGTACAACAGGAAGAGTTAAGAACTGGGATAAAGATACTATGGTGCTTCAAGTTGGTAATGCGGATGGTGTATTTTATGAAGGTGAAACAATTGTTGGATCTACCTCTGCTGCTTCATATACTATCGGTGATGTACCAGAAGGTGATAATTTAACTAAATATGATCAGAATAGCGAAATAGAACTGGAAGCAGATTCTATTATAGACTTTAGTGAATCAAATCCATTTGGGCAAGTATAATGTTAGGTACATATTTTTACCACGAAATTATTAGAAAGACTATTGTATCTTTCGGTACAGTATTCAACGGTATAACCATTAAACATGATAAAAGTGATGGTGAAGAATTTAGTGAAATAAGAGTTCCATTATCTTATGGTCCTTCTCAAAAATTTCTTGCTAGGTTAGAACAACAACCAGATTTAAATAAACCAATTCAAATAACACTTCCCAGAATGTCATTTGAAATGAATAATGTTGCTTATGATCCTTCAAGAAAAACTGGTGTTACTCAAACATTTAAAACATCAGATGGAACTAAAATGAAAAAAGTTTTTATGCCAGTTCCTTACAATATTGGATTTGAGTTAAATATTTTTACAAAATTAAATGATGATGCATTACAGATTGTAGAACAAATATTACCATATTTTCAACCTTCATTTAATCTTACTGTAGATTTAGTAAGTTCAATTGGAGAAAAAAGAGATATTCCTGTTATATTAGATAACATATCTTTTCAGGATGATTATGAAGGAGACTTTGCCACAAGAAGGGCTTTAATATATACTTTAAATTTTACCGCAAAAACTTACCTATTCGGTCCTATTGCTAAGACTACTGACGGTCTTATCAAAAAAGTTCAAACAGATTTGTATACTAATACAAATACACAAAGTGCCAAACGTGAAATGAGGTATACTGTAACACCTGATCCTGCAGATGCGTCACCAGGTGATGATTTTGGATTTAGTGAGAAATGGGAAGATTTTTCTGATGATAAAACTTATAGTCCTACAAGAAAGGAGGATATTTAAATTATGTCTAGTTATGATCCTATTGACGAAGCACTTAATACTAGCAGTATTGAAGTATCGAATACTCCTGAAAATGGATGTGTAAAAAGGAAAGATAAATTAAGAGATGTTAGTAAAGAAGTTCAACAAGATTATGAATATACTCGTTCTAATTTATATTCATTAATTGAAAAGGGGCAAGAGTCCCTTAATGGTATAATGGAACTTGCGGGTGAAAGTGCAAGTCCAAGAGCATATGAAGTTGCTGGTCAAATTATAAAATCAGTTGCTGATACTACTGATAAGTTGATGGAGCTTCAAAAGAAAGTTAAAGAGATTGATGAAGATAATCACAAAACAACTAATAATGTTACTAACAACGCAGTATTTGTCGGTTCTACATCAGAACTATCCAAAATGTTAAAACAAGGATTTAAAGGATAATCATGCCTGATAATAATGAAGTGTATTTGGGTAATCCCAACCTGAAAAAGGCAAATACACAAATTGAATACACTGAAGATCAAATTATAGAGTTCCTTAAATGTAAGGAAGATCCTGTATATTTTGCGAATAATTATATGAAGATTGTTTCTCTTGATGAGGGTTTGGTTCAGTTTAAACCGTATGATTTTCAAGAGAAATTAATAGAAAGATTTCATGATAATAGATTTAATATTTGTAAGATGCCACGACAGACTGGTAAGTCTACTACTTCTGTAGCATACCTTTTACATTATTGTGTTTTCAATGATAGTGTGAATATTGGTATTCTTGCAAACAAAGCAGCGACTGCTAGAGATTTGTTAGGGAGATTGCAAACCGCATATGAAAATTTACCAAGATGGATGCAACAAGGTATTATTGCTTGGAATAAAGGATCATTAGAATTAGAAAACGGATCAAAGATATTGGCAGCATCTACATCTGCTAGTGCGGTTCGTGGTATGTCATTTAACATATTGTTTCTTGATGAGTTTGCATTCGTTCCAAATCATATCGCAGAAGATTTCTTTAGTTCTGTTTATCCTACTATTACTTCTGGTAAAACAACGAAAGTAATAATGGTTTCAACCCCAAGAGGTATGAATCATTTCTATAGGTATTGGCATGATGCTGAAAGACAAAAAAATGAATATGTTCCTACTGATGTTCATTGGTCTCAAGTACCAGGTAGAGATGCCGAATGGAAAAGGCAGACTATTGCTAACACATCAGAACAACAGTTTAAGATTGAGTTTGAATGTGAATTCTTAGGTTCTGTTAATACACTTATAAGTGCTACAAAACTCAGAAATTTGGTATATGAAGAACCACTTAAAAGAAATGCTGGTTTAGATATTTTTGAAAATCCAATTAAAGATCACAATTACATTATTACAGTTGATGTAGCTAGAGGATTAGGAAATGATTATTCTGCCTTCATAATCTTTGATACTACAGAGTTTCCATATAAGGTAGTTGCTAAGTATAGGAATAATGAAATTAAACCTATGTTGTTTCCTAATATTATTTTTGATGTTGCAAGGGCATACAATCAAGCATTTTTATTAATAGAAGTTAATGATATTGGAGATCAAGTAGCTTCTATTTTAAATTATGATTTGGAATATGACAATCTTCTTATGGCTACAATGAGAGGAAGAAACGGTCAGATTGTAGGGCAAGGATTCTCTGGCAAGAAAACACAACTTGGTGTTAGAATGACATCCGCAGTTAAGAAACTAGGTTGTTCTAATCTTAAGACTTTACTTGAAGACGATAAATTACTTACTTGCGATTATGATATTATTTCAGAACTAACTACATTTGCACAGAAAGCAAATTCTTTTGAAGCAGAAGAAGGATGTAATGATGACTTAGCAATGTGCCTTGTTATATTTGCATGGTTAGTTTGTCAAGACTATTTTAAAGAAATGTCTGATCAGGATGTTCGTAAAAGAATATATGATGAACAAAAAAATCAGATAGAACAAGATATGGCACCATTTGGATTTATTTCTGATGGGTTTGAGGATATTGATAGTTTTGTCGATGAGGATGGAGATAGATGGCACACTGATGAATATGGAGATAGATCCTACATGTGGGACTATCGATGAAAAAATGCATGTAAAAAAGATAATTTAATAAATATTTCTAGAATAAATTTGGACTGCGAGGGGAAAACAAGATGCCATTAAATTTAGCATCTCCTGGAATTCTGGTAAGGGAAGTTGATTTAACACTTGGGAGAATTGACCCAACTACAGATAAGATAGGTGGAATAGTAGGGCCTTTTGCAAAAGGACCAGTAGGGACACCTACACTAACAAATACTGAAAACGATTTACTTAACAATTTTGGGCAACCATATTCAACAGATAAACAGTATGAAACATGGTTAACTGCATCATCATATTTACAATATGGTGGAATATTAAATGTAGTTAGGGCAGATGATGTAGGTCTTAGAAATGGTTTCGTGGGTACTGCTTCTAGTGTTAAGATTAAAAGCGTAGAGCATTATGAAGAATTGGGATATGAAACTAATGTTCTTACGGGTGTAACTGTTGCCGCACAGAATCCAGGATCTTGGTCAAATGGAGTTAAAGTTGCAATTATTGATGGTAAGGCAGATCAAATTTTAGATGTAAGTACAACTGGTATTTCTTCCTTTGTTCCAGCACACTTGGATAGAAGTGGTACTCTTGCTGGTATTGCAACAATTATAACTGGAATTTCAACTGCATCTCTTGTTGTTGGACAAGAAGTTGTTTGTGATGTTCCAGGAGTTCTTCCTGAGACTACAAAAATCTTTAAGATTACCAATTCTCCTGCAACTCTTATTTTAGATAAGGCATCTTTAAATACTGTAGAACTATCAACAACATTTGATATTGGTGCCACTGCTACTACTGCTAAACCATTAGCGATTGGTTATGGTGTAACTCAGGCAGTTCCATCAGGTACTGTAGTTTCCAGAACTGGAGTTGGTGCTGGAACAACTCAACTTCTAGATGGATACTTCAAAGGAATTGTTACTGAAGTTGAATCTGGAAAAGCTTCAGTTAAGTTCATAAGTCATGTTTCTGGTTTAGGAACAGAGACTGTAAAGGATTACAACAGCATCTACAAGTTTGGAACTGTAGGAGATGTTACTTTCCATGATGACAGTGCTACTGGATATGGTGTAACATCTGTCAGTGCACAAAAAGATTGGTTCGATTCACAACAACTTGAAGTTTCTACTGCAACTGTCGGTGGAGCAACTACAACTGTTACTATAAATTGGAATAGTCTTGCAGAGCGTCCTACTACATCAGAGTATGTAGCTGCACGAGGTGGAAGATTTGATGAACTTCATGTTGTTGTACTTGATGCAAAAGGAACTATTACAGGAAATGCAGGATCAATTTTAGAGAAGCATTTAAATCTTTCTAAAGCAACTGATGCAACATTCTCTGTTGGATCAGATTCTTATTGGAGAAAATACTTAGAAACTTCTTCAGAATATATCTTTGGATTAAATCAACCTACAGGAGTTACAACTACTGGATTTGGTAGTGGTAGTGGTGGATTTAAACCTTTCGCAGATTATGCTTGGGATCAAGAAGCTGAAGGAATTATCTTTGGTGGTGGTGGAGTAGTTAATGGTACTTTATCTGGTGGTTTAGATTATGCTGGTATTGGTACCATCACAGAAACTGGAGCACTTGATTGTGGATTAGATGATTTAGTTGGTGGGTATACATTATTTGAGAATGATACTGCAGTTGATGTAGATTTCTTACTTCAAGGATCTTCTAAGGGTGGTAAAGATGATACTACTGCATTAGCAAGTAAATTAATTGCTGTTGCAGAACTTAGAAAAGATGCTGTTGCATTCATTTCTCCTTATAGAGGAGCAATGATTTCTGATAGTTCTGATCAAGATGCAGTACAAGTATTGAGTGATGCAGACATTACCGATAATGTCATTGAGTTCTATGAACCAATAACATCTTCATCATATGCAGTATTCGATAGTGGATACAAGTATATGTTTGATAGATTTGCAAATTCATTCAGATATATCCCTCTAAATGGTGATATTGCTGGATTATGTGCAAGAACTGATATCAATCAGTTCCCTTGGTTCTCACCTGCTGGTACATCAAGAGGTGCAATTAATAATGCAGTAAAACTTGCATACAATCCAACTAAGGAACAAAGAGATCGTCTCTATTCTGCAAGAATAAACCCAGTAATAAACTCACCTGGTGCTGGAATAATATTATTTGGTGATAAGACTGGATTTGCTAAAGCATCTGCATTTGATAGAATCAATGTTAGAAGATTGTTCATCTTCCTTGAAGATGCAATTTCTGCTGCTGCAAAAGATCAACTCTTTGAATTCAACGATGAAATTACAAGAACAAACTTTGTAAATATTGTTGAACCATTCCTCCGTGATGTTCAGGCTAAGCGAGGTATTCAAGATTATGTTGTTATTTGTGATGAAACAAATAATACTGCTGCGATTATTGATGCAAATGAGTTCGTTGCAGATATATACATTAAGCCTGCAAGGTCAATCAACTTCATTGGTCTAACATTCGTTGCCACTAGAACTGGCGTTTCATTTGATGAAGTAATCGGTAACGTTTAATTAATTAAGAGGTCCAAAAACAATGCCAAGTAGAGTTCAACAGAACAGTATTCCACTAAGGAAGATCAGTGACTTTAAAAGTAAGTTAACTGGTGGTGGAGCTAGGCCGAATCTCTTTGAGGTGGAACTAGCATTTCCTGCAGCAGTTGCAATAGAGAATGATGTCTTACAAAAATCTAGGTTTTTGGTTAAGGCAGCAGCACTCCCATCATCAACAGTTGCTCCAATCGAAATTCCGTTCAGAGGTCGTATTTTAAAGATCGCTGGTGACAGAACATTCGAAACATGGACAATCACCGTTATTAACGATACTGATTTTGTCATTCGTTCTGCTTTCGAAAAGTGGATGAATGTAATCAATAAGTTAGATGATGGAAGCGGATTGCAAAATCCTGATGAATATCAGAAAGATGCAATGGTTCATCAATTAGATCGTGATGCTGGAATCCTAAGATCTTATAAGTTCTGGGATATATTTCCAACTAATCTATCTACTATTGATCTGAATTATGAAACCACCGATACTCTAGAAGAGTTTACAGTGGAAATGCAAGTTCACTGGTGGGAAGCATATAAAGGTACTTCATCTGCGGCTGGCGGTGAAAATATCGGATAAATATGTTATAATAGTAAATAAACACGGATTATAATATGGCCAGGTTATTTGGTTTTTCACTTGACAAGAAGGAAAAGAATCCTTCCGTAATATCCCCCGTTCCTCAAAATAATGAGGACGGGGTTGATAATTATATTACTAGTGGATTTTACGGATCTTATGTAGACATCGAAGGTGTTTATAGAACTGAATCCGATTTAATAAAAAGATATCGTGAAATGGCATTACACCCAGAGTGTGATGGTGCCATTGAGGATGTAATAAATGAAGCAATTGTTAGTGATCTTTATGACACTCCAATTGAGATTGAGCTTTCAAATTTAAATGCAAGTGATAAACTAAAAAAAGCAATCAGGCAAGAATTCAAAACCATTAAAGATATAATGGATTTTGATAAAAAATCTCATGAAATATTAAGAAATTGGTATGTAGATGGTAGATTATATTATTTTAAGGCAATTGATGTAAAGAAACCAGAAGAGGGTATAAAAGAAATAAGATATATTGATCCTATGAAGATGCGTTATGTGCGTCAGGAAAAGAAGAATAAAAATGATCGCATGTCAATGCAATCAAATACAAATAATCAAACACCCGAAAAAGTAATAACACCTGAAATTGAAGAGTATTTTATATACACCCCAACTCCAGCATACCCATCTAGTTCGATAACAAGTGGTGGTGGAACCAAAGGTGTTAGAATTGCAAAAGATTCTATTACATATGTAACCTCTGGTCTTGTAGATAGAAATAAAGGAAATGTCCTTTCATATCTTCATAAGGCAATTAAGGCCCTTAATCAACTTAGAATGATTGAGGATAGTCTTGTTATCTACAGATTATCAAGAGCACCAGAAAGAAGAATATTCTATATTGATGTTGGTAATCTTCCAAAGGTAAAGGCAGAACAATACCTCAAAGAGGTAATGAGTCGCTATCGTAATAAGTTAGTATATGATGCTAACACTGGTGAAGTTAGGGATGACAGGAAATTTATGTCCATGATGGAAGATTTCTGGTTGCCTAGAAGAGAAGGTGGTAGAGGAACTGAAATCACAACACTTCCAGGTGGACAAAACTTAGGAGAACTTGCTGATATTGAATATTTCCAAAAGAAACTTTATCGTGCATTACAAGTTCCTGAATCTAGAATTGCATCTGATGGTGGATTTAATTTAGGTCGTTCATCAGAAATTTTAAGAGATGAACTCAAATTTGCTAAATTTGTTGGTAGATTGAGAAAAAGATTTGCATATATGTTCACAGATATGCTCAAGACTCAGTTACTCTTGAAAAATATTGTAACTCCAGAAGATTGGAAAACAATTAGTGAACATATTCAATATGATTTCTTATATGACAATCAATTTGCAGAACTAAAAGAATCTGAACTTATTAATGAACGTTTAGGTACACTCGCTACTATTGAACCATTTATAGGTAAATATTATTCTAATGAATGGGTTCGTAAGAATGTTCTTCGTCAAACTGATAGTGAAATAATTGAAATGGATGAACAAATTGAAAAGGAAATAGAAGAAGGTATTATTCCAGATCCAGCAGCAATTGATCCAATAACTGGAGAACCATTACCTGATGAAGGTATGATGGGAGAACTTCCAATGGATCCTGATATTGATGCTGGAATTACTAATGCACAGTTAGGAAAAGACACTAAGAAGGCAGAGATATAAATAAAGAATAGGATTATATTAATTT